TTCATCCCAATAGTCGGACCCTGCAACCGAAAGCGGGTAATGGCTTTGATGGCTCTTAGCTGCCTCTGGCTATCATCTAACCGCTCTACGTCATTCCTTCCGGCAGGCGTTATATTCATAACGATTGAATCGAAGGTAGTGTTGACATCCGACGACCTGCCATTATCATCCACTACCTGACGCCTGCGGATAACAGTGCACTCATCAGCAAAGTCTGGATCTTCCAGCAACTCCGAGATATCTAAATCAGCCATCAGTTATCCTTTATCACGTAGGTAATGGCATTCCGCAGTTGGCCAGTATCAATAAGGGGCTTATCACTCTTCTTACCCCTGCTCTGCCTAGCAGCCACCGTACCAGCAGCAAGGGGTATGAATGGGCCGTCTGTTATCTTAGCTTTAATCGAGGCCTGCGCGACTAAACCGGCTTGAGCTAGGTAGGTATCAGGGTTACCCCCATTAAACGACGCCATACCCGCCAATTTAAGGGCCTTCACTATCCTGGTCTGTGCATTACGGATGCCAGAATACATAAACTCGCGGGCTGGTATGTTTATCTCGGGAGCACCAAAGTTTTGGATGTAGGCAATCTGTGAGTTTGTTATCGACTCATCCGCTTTCCGGTTATTAGCGGCAGCGGGAATGCCTACTAGAACCGACTTCAGGGCTAGCGCGTGCAGCTTCATTTCCACCTTAGATAGTGCCACCTTAGATTGCTTCAGCATGTCCCCAAGGATGTCTGTCATTTTTTAGCCTTCTCCGCCTTCTTAATCTCTTCGAGATGCTCTTTGAGCCAGTCCCTCTCTGATTCTTCTACTACCCGGTGAAGCCTCTGGATACTATCCACTCGACAAATCTTCTTGCCGAAATTATCGTAGATATCCCAGATTGGATAACCTAAGGTGGGATGATCCCCGGCCTTAATCACGGCGTACTTTGGTCCGGTATACGAATCCCTGCTTTTATGAATATGGATGTGGAGGGTCATTGCTACATGCTCCCGAAGGTAGTCACCCCGGGCCACGCACCGTCAAATCCTTGGGGCATCCCACTAGGCATGATTGTGATTGGGCCGGCGCCCATCATCTTAGCAAGTCGAATGAAGCGCCTGCCATACGTCGTGTCATTCCAATGACCTGCACCAACCTCTACCCCTGAGGAGCTGTCGTAGCTGACGCTAATGCCGCCTACTGACTTGCTGGAGATTGGTCCTGCTGTGCTGCTAGAGGTCTTGCCATTGGCAGCTGATGCCATTTCCTTGGCCTCTAGCATCAAATTATGTGCTACAAATAATCCGGTACCATAATCTAGTGCCGTAGTCCATCTTTCTGGGCGGAGTAGCGTTAGTGCAACTCCAAGGTACATATCAATAACGGGCCCGGGATACGCATTACTATCAATGAAGGCTGGAAAGTCCCTTCTAAAGTCTACTGCCGTCATCTTGGGCTCCTTAAATAAAATAGGTCCCCCGAAGGGGACCTAAGCAGTACAACTACAGACTTCAACTAACGGCTATTTGAACGCCATTAGCTTTAGCGTACCAATGCTCCGCAACTGCTCGGGGCAAGGATTGCATCCCCGCCGCGATCTCAATGTGGGCACTGTTACCATCAAGGTGCAGCCGGAGGTTCTTGGGAACTAGGCAGGTGACCTCGTCAACCCCCGTCAGATCCCCAAACTTACCCACGGCAACTTCGGCGGGTGCAGCCGCTACTGCTGCCGCTACCTCCTCAGCCACCCTCACTTCTGCAGATGCATCTTCAGCAGCTTGCAACTCGGCCCCATCTGCTGCCTCGGCGGCTTCGGCTTCTGCATCAGACTGACCTTCTAAACGTACGCGTGGTTGTGCCATCTTAAATCACCATCCTTTCTAATTACAGACCGTCAAAGAACCCAGCCGTTTCCGGGTACACCCACTCGACCACTCCCAAGCGACAGAAGTACGTGGTCTTCTGGTAGATGCTGTCAAACTGGAGCGGGGTGCGCTGAAGCATAGTCAGCGGGTAGCGAACGCGATCTTTTGCTTTCATGTACACGACCATGCGGTCAACCGTACCAGAAGTGCCTACGGTACCACCAGCACCAGAACCCAGCAACCACTTGACTGGGAAGATTTCCAGCTTGCCCATACCCGAAGTACTCAGGATGTTGTTCTCAAGGATGTACTTGAGGATGGACACGTTACCAGCGGAGCTTACTTTCGCGGTGCTGATATAGCCGAACTGTGCAGGCGGTAGCAGCAAGCGCGAAGGCATTTGAGCCCAGCCGGAGTTTGCCCAGGTGGTCGTCAGAGCGTTGTTGACGTCAGCCAGGATTTCATCCGGGGTCTTCGTGGACCATCTCGGGCTTGCGGAAGCACCGTTGGGCAAGTTCTGGGCAGTCACGACCGAGGCATTCAGCAGGCCCTTATCGCCCGTGGTGGAGTCACCGATATAAACCTGCTCATCGATGTCCATCTGGTACTTCAGTTGCAGTGCCTGGAACTTCTGGTCATCAATCGGACGACCAAGGCGGGCGCTGGACTCAAGCTCCAGTACCGTGTACTTCAACTCCATGCCCCAAGGACGCAGGGGTTGCGGGGTCTTGGCGATATCAACCGAGATGCCGGTGACCTGGTCGGTGCTCTTGCCGATCCAAGCCTTGCCGTTACCAATACCGTTACCGGTACCCAGGCCGCCAGCAGAAGCGAAGCTGGATTGTGTGAAAGCTGAGATCTCATCAGCAATGGTCACATCTTCACGTAAGTCGATGTCACGCGACCAGGTTACAGCAGCCAGCGGTTGATGCAGGGTCAGATCCAGGCGCTCTAACTCACCGACCATAAAGGAGCCGGTGGAGTCAATAGTGCGACCATCATGAGTAGTAACTGCGTTTTGCAGCCGACGACCCATGGCATTACCGTTAGAGTCCATTGTGTTTACTGCATCGTAAGTCAGAATATCCAGCGTGCGGACTCGGCGTTTAGGAACAAAAATCTTGCTCATAGTATTACCCTCTATTAAATGTTGTGAGCGACTTCAACCACACCGTTTGCATCTTGGGTGCCGTTGAAAGTCGTGTTGGCAAGAGCCGCGGTATTGCCAGAAGAGGCAACCATTTCTACTCCACCCTGAGTGTGGGTGCCGCTACTTGCAGCTACCCAGATGAATACCTGACCGCCTTTTTTGGCAGCGGCAGCATCGGAGGGCAGCTTCGCCATGATGTAACCACTGCGAAGGATGTCAATGACGCCCGTAGCAGGGGGCACGGCTGAACCCAGCGTTTCCGAGCCGAACTGGCCGCCAGCAGGCGACTGAGTCGGGTAGGAACGCACTGTGAAACCGTACACGTTGGTAATTGCAGAATCACCTGCAATAGTCCGACGCACCGTCTGCGTTGTGGTATCAACTACCGCCGCACCGCCGAAGATCAGGTTGGGGTTGGTAGCGTTTTGGAGGGCCGCTTCAATGCCAGCGGGGTGGGTGCGGTTGACGTCACCGGGATTTCCAGCGCCCATACGGAACTGGAAAGCTACGTCACGAGTCTTGAATCGAGTTTTCATGTTCATCCTTTATTTGTCGGCCCAAAACTGAGAATTGGCCTTGTTGAGGTCAGAGATACTTGTGATAGTAGCCCCGGCTTGTTTGGCTGGTTGAGAGCCTGAGTGCTGAGACTGGTGGTTGTTGGAACGTTTCTGCACCAGTACCGAGGCATCAAAAGCTTGGCGAACTGCATCACAGGTCATCTTGTGAGTGTCGAGATGCTTTCCATCCAACACATCATCAATGACACTGCGCGTAGCAGGCTGAGCGTAGGCTAAGTCAAGAGCAGTGCGGCGGGTGCCACAGATCTTGCGGAAGGTGATGTGGGCCGGTGCTTTGGCATCGTAGGTCGGAACACGAATGCCCGGTACCAGGATTTCAGCCTTCGACATCGTATCACGGAAGGACTTGGATAGGAATGCGGAGTCCGTGAATTTAAAGGCTGCATCATTCGTAGCCCCAGATTCATCTTCCTTCTTCATCTCTTCCTTCAGCTCTTCGTTCTCTGCATCGTCAGTGCTGCCCCCACCGCCGCCAAGCTTCTCGCTGATGGCTGCCAGCTGGGCAAGGATTTCTGTATGCCCAGCTTCTAGTGCATCAATACGACCACCGAGTTCATCATCATAGGTGCCTTTCTTTTCATCCGCAGGCGGTACCTCATCCTCCACCGTAGTCGTGCCCAGAGTCTCGGCAGCACCATTGTGAATGTGAACATGGATGTCACCGGGATCGGCTGCTTCCGGCAAGGCGTCGTCTTCAGTTACGCCACCCTCTTCAGCTTCTGCTAGTGCTGCTTCCAGTGCCTCAGGATCCTCATCCTTTGTGGCCTTACGGATTCGCCTTAGCAAAGCGTCAAGGGTGAAACCCTTTTTCTTTAACTTCATGTGAAGCTCCTTTTTAACAACTACAAGTGATGGGTCGTCGCTATCTCTTACAGAACAGCGTGGTCCACAACGACCCGATTCAACCAACGCTACGTGATTCCCTACAATGTTTGTTTGGGCTCCTTCTCCTGGTCCAGTCTCCTCATAGTCTGCATCGTACCCAGCCGATACTTCTATCAGGTCGTTTGATAGCTGGGCGATGACATCCTTGTTGGTGATGAATAAATCAGCCAGTAGTAGGTCGTCCTCAATACCTACTCCTCGCCGCACGTTATGGACTACGCCCACTGATAAGTCATGCCAGTTGTTAGGGTTTACATCCTCCTCTGGATGGTTGATCGTAACTGCCTTGCCCATGAAGCTGGCAATAGTGGTTTCATTGAACAGGTCGGCCGCATCCCGCTTGATCTTCACATAGCCTTGTTTACTACCATCAATAGGCAGTTCGTCAGGCCCGTACATCATCGTGCCAGTGCGAGAGATGGGCACATCCTCACATATAAGGAAACCTTCTGGAGTCAAGCTGCGCTTTTTGCCTAGCTGCTCCACGGAGTAGAATCTGTATTTCATTTAGGACTCTTTCATAGTTACGTTGGCCCGCTTTTCGACCGCCGAGATAAGCTGATCCAGGTTAGCCAGCTCTTTCCGGATGCGTGCGAGTGCCCGGTTATCACCAGAGGCATCGGCCTTGTCAAACTCCTCTTCCAGCTTCTTGCGTTTGGCTTTGAGCTCGCCTAGTCGGTCATCATAGGCGTCTGTCGTACCTACCTTGGGGCGCATAAGTGCAGCTACTAGTTTCTTTGCAGGCAAGTGAATGTGTATTTGTTTTTTCACTGCGAATCCTTATGGAACCAAGGGCGGTAGACGAAGGTACGTAGGCCGTAGTTATCTGGGCTTGGATCCTTCCATCCATACTTCCAATAGAACTTACCAACTAGGTGCTGGTCAATTAACCAAGGCCATGACCAAGCGGTGCTGACTGAAAGCACCTTCTTGCCATAGTTACTCACCGGATTGCGAATACATAGGAACTGTACCTGCTTCCAGTAAATCCCTCTGGAAGGAGCTTTGTAGTGGGTATCCCCTCTACCATATTTAAAGTTACCGAACCAGGTAGTCTTCCCATCCCAGTTAGTCAGGCACATAATAGGCACTACCGCAAAGCTCAGGAGTACCATCGGTAAAAATGCTAGGAACCAAATCGCTGAGCAAGATATAAATTTTAGTAGTTTCATCAATCCAACTCCGGTAAGTAAGGCTCGGCATAACACCTACAGTTGTAAATCATACCAGCATGGGTAACGGTACCATCTTCAAGGGTGGGAGGCTTATCCCATTCCACGTACTTCCCTTCCATAAGCTTGTGACTGTGCCTGACGTCTGCATCCTTTGCAGTGCGCCAGAAGTAACCCGGGCTTCCAATATGAGTGGCCCGCGCCATTGTCAGGCCAGCAGCGGTGCGAGCTACCTCAGTTCGTGCGATCAGCTTTGCTCTGCCTTCGGTTACCTTACCTGTCCTCAAAATCTCCTTGGCAATATCCGCAGCGCGGGTGCCTTCCGCCAAACCATTCAAAGTCAGGTCATGCACACGCTTTGCAGCTTTGAGGGGCAGGCTTGTGATTAAAGTGACCTGCTCTTCCAGCATTGAGACCAACCAGGCCCCAGTAGGCGCTGTTAAAACCTCCTGCCGTAGGGCCTTACCTAGGTCATCCCCGTATTCAGCCCAGGCCTT